CTGCTCAAGACCAGTTGGCGGCTGATCCACGCACCGAAGGACGAGGTGGCGAGCTCGGTGCGGGCGGATCTGATCAAGGCGACGATGCGGTGGGCAGGATATGACAACAAAGACAATGGTGCGGGAGGTCAGTCGAACTCCCTCAACATCCAGATCAATCTATGAGCGTGGGGTACCCAGGAGTGCCGTGTTTGAGATGATAATGAGGTTCCTCGGCTACACCGGCATCAAACCGGATACGTTCGGTCGCCTGACGATCAACGACCCGCACCTCATCCCCAAGCTGCGTGCCGGCCGCGAGCTCGAGAGCGAGACGGAGCTGCGGATTTTGACCTTCATGCAAAACTATGAGGACTTCAAATGACCCAGAACCAAGGATGGTCGTGCCCCAAGTGCAGCCGTGTCTGGGCCCCTCACGTCGCAGCTTGCGGGGCGTGCAACATGGCCATTCCGAGCTTTGGGCCGAACAGTGTCCCCAATGTGCCACCATACAGGATCACTTGTGCGAGCGGGCAGCTCGCACCGGTGCAGCACCCGACGTGGAACTACAGCGGTGACGACATCAGCTTCGCGCACCAGGACGGCGACCCAGCCTGATGTCGTCGATCAACTACACCCCCCCTCCGACCATCCGGGACTTCATCAAGGACTACCTCCCTGGTGAGCTGTTCTATGATTGGATCGTCGGACCGGTCGGCTCCGGCAAGACGACGGGGATTTTCTTCAAGCTGATCTACATGGCCAAGCTCCAGGCCAAGGGGCCGGACGGCATCAGGCGCTCTCGCGCGGTCATCGTCCGCAACACCTCGAACCAGCTGACCGACACGACCCTGTCGAGCTGGGCATACTGGTTCAAGCACGGCCAGGCAGGTTACTGGGAAGAGACTAAGAAGCGGTTCACTCTGCGCTTCGATGACGTCGAGTGCGAGGTGCTGTTCCGGCCGCTCGATCGGCCCGAGGACGTCGCCCGGGTGCTGTCACTCGAGGTCACTTTCGCAATCATCGACGAGTTTGTGGAGATCCCCAAGCAGATCATCGACGCGCTATCAGCCAGGTGTGGCAGGTATCCGAGCGCGGTCATGGGCGGCTGCACCAACTGGGGCATGTGGGGGTCGTCCAACCCTTCAACAGAGGATAATTGGTGGTATGACCAGCTCCACGACGCGAAGGTCCATATCCAGCCAGGAGAGGATCCAGACGCCGCCTTTGCGACCGATAAGCTCCTCGGACGTCCTCTGCGCAATGCTCGCTATTTCCTTCAGCCTAGCGGCTTCGCTCCTGACGCGGAAAACGTCGAAAACCTCCCGGGCGGCCGTGCATATTATACCAATCAGGCCAAGGGGAAATCCGAGGCGTGGATCAAGCAGTATCTCGAGGCATGTTGGGGATTTTCCATCTCCGGGAAGGCCGTCGTGCCCACCTTCCAGCCGGACCTGCATCTGTCCAAGGGACGCCTTATCTACAACCCGCACCTGCCTCTTGTCGCTGGACTCGACCCCGGGCTAGGTGGGTCGGCCCTGATTTTCGGTCAGGAGGACCTCGACGGGCGGCTGATGGTACTGAGCGAGCTGGTTCAGTCAGGGTACGGCACCAGCAGGTTGATTTCAGAACGGCTGCAACCGCATTTACGGCGCCACTACCCGGATGCCGAGTTCATCATCGCTCCGGATCCTGCGGCCGGCAACCGGGCCCAGAACGATGAGAAGACCGCGGTCGATATTCTCAAGCGCAAGAATTACACAGTCAAAGTCGAGACCAACAACCGATTGCCGTTGCGGCTCGATGCGATCGAGCACTTCAGCACACGCCTGGTAAGTGGACGCCCTGCTTTGGTCATCGACCAAGTTGGCTGCCCCATCCTTGTGAGGGCGCTGCGTGGTGGCTGGCGCTATGCGCTCGACAAGAAAGAAGAGATCAAGAATGCAGTGCCTGAGAAGAATGCCTACTCACATCCAGGTGACGCATTCGGGTACTTGTGCCGATACTTCCATAGACAAGTAACTCGTAATGAGCGATATGCTGACACTGGGGGTAAGTCGTCTACTGCCTGGCACTCAGGCGCTGGCCGATCGTACCATGTGCGCTGAGGGGGACTAGATGGCGCGTGGGGGGAAAACCGCGGCTGCTGAGCCTGCAAAGGCGGTTGCCGCTGAAGACAACAAGCCACCGGCGGTCGCCGTCGAGGGTGGCCCCGTCAAGAAAATCGACAGCAACGTACTGACCCAGCTGGGCCAGGAGTTCTCCAAGATATTCATGCAGTACGCGTCCGATCGACGTGTCGCTGAACTCAAATACATCCGTAACCTGCGCCAGTACCTTGGGATCTACGACCCGGAGATCGAGACGGCGATCGGCAAGCAGCGTTCAATGGCCTACCCGCGCATCACCAGGATCAAGTGCATCAGCACCCTGTCGCGCATAATGAACCTCATGTACCCCGGCAACGAGCGCAACTGGGAGCTTACCGCCGACGCTGACCCTGAGATGGACCCCAAGGACGTCGCCCAGGCGGTCGCCAAGCTGGTCCAGGAGCGTCAGGCTGACGGGGTAGACACACCGTTGAGCATGGAGATGGTCAACTACGCTGTGCAGCGTCTTGCTGATGAGCGTGCGCAGGACCTGACCAAGCTCATCGACTCCCAGCTCCAGGAGATCGGGGGCAATCAGACGCTCGATGCCATTGCGCTCGATCGTAAGGTCGCGCTTAGCGCCATTCTGTACGGTATGGGTATCCTCGAGGGTCCGTACGTACGCACAGTCGAGAAATCCGGCTGGATGGCGGTCATTGACAACACTCAGCCGCAATCACCCCCTCCTGGATCGCCGCCGGGGACACCTCCTCAGCCGCAGATCAGCTACAAGCCGACCACGCGCACGGAGCGTAAGCCGCAGTTCGACTTCTGCTCGGTGTGGGACTTCTACCCAGACATGAGCTCCAAGACCCTCCAGGGCGGTGTGGACGGCTACTTCCTACGCAAGGTGATGAGCAAGTCCCAGGTCCGCAAACTGGCTGACCGGGACGGCTTTTTTGGCAGCCAGGTGAAGAAGCACTTAGCGAATAACTCTCAGGGAAATTACCGACCCCGTGAGTTTGAAGTCGACCTGAGGGCGATGGGCACCAAGGCCAATGTGGGTGATGCCAGCAGACAAGATCCACAGAACAAGTACGAGATCATCATCTGGAAGGGCCCGGTCAGCGCCAACAAGCTGACACAGGTCGGTGTGCAGATCGACGACGACAGTCTCGCCGACGACATCGAGGCCGAGCTGTGGATGATCGACGAGACTGTGATCCGGGCGGACATCAACCCCTGGAAGAAGCTCAATATCGACGTAAAGACGGTCCATATTTTCAGCTTCGACGAGGATGATACATCTCCGATCGCCAACGGGCTGCCGTATGTGATCCGGGACAGCGTGATGAGCATCGCCGCGGCGACCCGCATGACGCTCGACAACGCGTCAGTGACCTGCGGCCCCAATCTGGAGGTCAACACCACGCTAATGGCCCCTGGGCAGGACCTGAAGGGTATCGAGGCGTACAAGGTGTGGTTGCGGGACGATGACGGTCCGACCTCGCAGTACCCAGCGGTCCGCAAGGTCGAGGTCGACGGTCACCTGGCCGAGCTCGAGAGCCTCATCAAGCTGTTTATGAACTTCGCCGATGCGGAGAGCTTCGTTGGTCCGGCAACCGGCGGTGACATGCAGCAAATGCCGTCTGAGCCTATGCGTACGGCTTCAGGAGCGTCGATGCTCCGCGGCGAAGCGGCGCTGCCGTTCAAGGACATCGTCCGCAATTTTGACAGCTACAAGCAGTCGGTCATTGAGAGCCTGGTAGCCTTCAACAAGAAGTTCAACCCGGGCATCGCTCTGCCGGCCGGCTACAACGTCATCGCACGCGGTGCGACCAGCCTGATCGCCAAGGAAGTACGTGGTGCTCAGCTGGACATGCTGGCGCAGTCGCTGACCCCTGAGGAGCGTGATCACGTCGACGATCGCAAGTTCGTCGAGATGCGCTTTGCGGTGCGCGATATGAGTTCGCTGCTGGTCCCTGAAGAGGAGGCTGAGCGCAAGCGTCAGGCTCGTGAACAGCAGCAGGCGCAGATGGCCCAGATCGCTCAGCGACTTCAGGTTGCCCAGGAGCGTGAGCTTCTCAGCCAGGCATTCAAGAACATCACCCAAGGCCAGAAAAACACGGCCGCTGTCGACGCCACGTCCACCCAGACGGCGATCGCCATTCTCGAACATGGGTTACCCGACGGAGTAGACGCAGATGCCCCCAGTGGACCGACAGGATCGCAAGGCTCGAGCGCAGGAGCTGGCGCATGACATCTCCAAGTCGACGTCATTCGAGACGATGGCGATCAAGGAGCTGATTGGGATCCTGGTGGACGTCATCGCTTACCAAATGATCGAGTGTAACCCCAATGATCTCGTACCACTCCAAGGTGAAGCAAGGGCTCTACGCAGACTGCAGATGATGCTGCTCCGACCAGCACTTAAGAAGGATGATCAGTGATGAACCTCGACGACCCCAAAGACGATTTCGACGCCGCGTTTGAGCAATTCTCGGTGCCGGACAAGCCCGATGGATCACCGGGTGAACCCCCTGCCTCGTCGGCGGCGCCGGCAGCGGACCCACCTGCCGCCGATGGGGGTAGCAATGACGCTGGAGCAGCAGCTGGGGGTGATACTCCTAGCCAATCTAGTGGTTCTGATACTGGTGCCGTCACTCCTCCTGCTGGAGATGGTGCGGTCACGCCACCGGCGGCAGAACCTCCCGCAGCAACCCCAGGTGCAACCCCTCCCGCAGGCGGAGAGCCCGCCGCGGCAGCCCCAGCTGCTACACCTCCAGTAGAGGCACCCAAGGCCGATGCTGACGCGATCCTCAATAAGTTGGGTGAACTCGTCAACGCGGCAGCCAAACCTGCCGAACCGCCGCCCGCAGCTCCTGCGGCCGCCCCAGAGCCGGACATCTACACACCTGAGGAAAAGCAGTTTCTCGCGCAATACGACCAGGATTGGGCTGACGTCTCCAAGGGTGAGGCTTTGCGTCGCCGCGGCGAGTACAAGGAGATGCTCAACTACGTCTTTGGGCAGGTGCAGCAGTACATGGCGCCGTATCTGGCCCAGATCGAGGCTGTTTCTGGACGTACTCACTTGGCTGACATCCGCAGCGCGGTGCCGGATTACAGCGATACTTTGCGTCAGGAGGTCCTTGACTGGACCAAGACGCAGCCGGCCTATTTACAGCCGGCATTCGACCATGTTATCAACAACGGGACGCTCGAGGAAGTTAAAGACCTAATCGGGCGTTATAGGCAGGCTACAGGCCAGGCGGCGGCTCCGGGGGGAGTATCAACGCCACTTAGTCAGGAACCTGCTAGGACAAACGAGCTGTCCGGTGTGGCCAAGGAAGCGGCTGCAGCACTGGCCCCAGTCGAGTCCAAGCGGTCCGAGGTTATGCAACCTGGCGACCCGTCGAATTTCGACGACGCTTGGAAGCAAGCAGCCAAGGATCTTGGTTGACGCTCAATGTTCTAGGGGGGACATTCCATGAATTATGGTGATATTTCGCCGGCAGTAGCGGCCTACTCGGTCGTCCGTATGCTCAAGCGTGCGATGCCGTACCTGCAGCTCGAAAAGTTCGGTCAGACGTATCCTCTGCCGACGAATAGCACGCAGACTGCTAAGTTCCGTCGTTACTTCCTGACCGGCGCCCAGGGCTCCGCAGGTCCGAACGGCGCCGCCAACGCGTACTTCTTCCCAGTGGCCACCACGCCGCTGACCGAAGGCGTCACGCCGCAGGGCAACTCGCTGTCCAACCAGGACTACACCGTTTCCTTGAACCAGTACGGCGATTTCATTGAAATCACCGACGTGATTGAGGACACGCACACCGACAATATCCTGCAACAGTGCACGGAAATTCTCGGTGAGCAGGCGGCTCTCACAGTTGAGACGCTTCGCTTCAACGTCCTCAAGGCCGGCACCAACGTCTTCTACGCCAGCAAAGTCGCAGGTCGCGCCAACGTGATCAATGCGGTTCAGTTGGCTGACCAGCGTGCGGTGACGACTGCCCTCAACCGGCAGAACGCCAAGAAGATCAGCCAGGTCGTGGCATCCACGTCCGACTACAACACGAAGTCGGTCGAAGCTGCGTACATGGCGGTCTGCCATCCGGATCTCGAGAGCGATCTTCGCAACATCTCGAAGTTCGTTCCGGTGTCCGATTACGGTCCGCACACCTCACCTTTCGAGGGTGAGATCGGTTCGATCGAGCAGGTCCGTTACCTTCAGTCGACGGTCATTGCACCGTTTGCTGACTCTGGCGCGGCAGTCGGCGCGAGCGGTCTCCGCTCCACGTCGGGTGCGAACGTCGACGTTTATCCGATCCTTGTCTTCGCACGCGACGCCTTCGGGATCGTGCCGCTGAAGGGTAAGAGCTCGATGACGCCGATGGTCGTCAATCCGAAGCCAGCTCCTGGCGATCCGCTCGCTCAGCGCGGCACGGTCGGCTGGAAGCTCTGGACCTCGACGGTCATCCTTCAGGACGCCTTCATGGGCCGTCTCGAAGTTGGCTGCACGGCATAATTAGGGTGAGGGGGTCCTAGCGGCCCCCTTATTCTAGGCTCTCAGAAAGGGGTTTTGAAAAATGGCTACTGCAACTGTCGACAGCCGGAACCGCTCAGTCAATGACACAGCGACGGGCGCCTTCACCGGTGACGGCGCTGCGACCAAGCTGACGCTCGGCTTTGTCCCGGCTCGTATTGTCGTGATCAACGAGACGGACACCATCCGCTACGAAAAGATGAAGGGCATGGCCGCGGCCAACTGCCTCAAGGTTATCGCGGCCGGCACCATGACCGTCGACACCGGGTCCTTGATCACACTCAACACCGACGGCACGGTCACTCTTGCCGCTGCACTCGGCGTCACTGCCAAGCACATTGTTTGGTTCGCTGAGCGCTAAGAACTAGGGGGTCGGCGCCAGGAAAGCGCCGACCTTCTTTTGGGGAGGGACACATGGACGACACGAACATCCGCATCTCAAAGGCGCAGAATGGTTACGTCGTCGAAGTCACCGATCCAGACATCAAGAAATCCAACCGTGAAGCCGACCTGGTAAAGGGCGGCAAGAACATCCCCTGGCGCGACCCGAACGTGAAGTTCACCTTCAAGACCCCGAAGGAAGTGGCGACCTTCATCACCACCAACATCGACAAAATGTTCCCTGACGATGACGAGACCGCCTACTCGAAGGCGTTCGAGTTGGCGTCCAACTCCAAGGATGGAAAATGAGCGACCCCGCTGCCCAGTTAGGTAACAACACCGACATCGGTAATCGCCCGCCCGCGCAAGCACCTACCAAAAAGGCTGCCAAAGGCATGCCTGAGAGGGTGTGGATAATTCTCGAAGACAACGACGACATTCCTCCGACGGGACTGTTCATCGGCCATTTC